CTCCCTTGAATGTGCATTTCCAGGTATGGACAGCCCCGCCGCCCCAGCTCGCGTCGTTGACCTTTCCAGAGCAGGCCGTCCGGTCGGCGATCCAGGACGAGTCGTCCTCGTAGCACTTCGTCAGCGACCAGGTCCGCTCGTCGCGCTCTTTCGTCAGGCCCTCGAGCGGATCGCTCGCGGAGTTACAAATCGTATCCCCGTCCACGTCTTCAAACGCGGGGACCGTGGTCGTCGAGCCGCTCGCCTGCCACTCGTCCTCCGGGATCCCGTTCGCCTGGCGGGCCTTCGGCGGAATGTAGAACTTGCCAGTGACCATCCACCGCATACCGTCGCGGTCGAGCGGCGACGCCTCGACCTCCTGGCAGAAAATCCCCGGGACCTCCGGATGCTCTGTTCCGTAAAAGGCCCCAGGAACGCCGTTCAGGATTTCGATTTTTGAGGTCAGCGGCGAATCTACGCGGACCTGCCAGCGCTCGGTCACCTGGAACGATTCCCCGTACTTGCCGGAGATCGTCGTCCCGTCCATCACGCGTTGGAAACCGACGACGGCCATGGGTCCTCACTCAAAGGCGAAAGGATAGGAGTCGTCGCCGCCGGCCAGCTCGTCGCGGATCTGCTCTTGGACGCGGAGTTGCTGTTCCTGGACGGTGTCGCCGCCTCGCATCAGCCGGAACATTTCCGCCACGCCTTCGGTCGACCTGGAGTCGATGCCCTTGAGGGCCTGCGGCTCGACCGCTGCGGCAACCGCCCCGGCGATTTGGTCAGCCGCCCCGCGCCCGGCCTCGTCGATGCTAGTGGCCGACGCGCCAGCCTGGAGGATTGCACCGTCGAGGGCGGAGAGGAGAGGGCCTGCCGCGGCGTCGCCGAAGGCCGACCCTTCGCCGGAAATCATGTCAGAGAAGTTTTCGGCCGCTGCGGTCGCGTTGTATGCGATCGCCTGGTCGATCACCGACCGAGCAGACTCCGACGCGGCAATGGCCGCGGCCGCTTGGTCCTTCATCCCAGGGATAAGCCTCGCGATTTTCGCCGCCGTCTCGAGCAGGTTAGCGGCGGGCGTGATGGCGACCCGGACCAGCGTCAGGAACACGGTGAGCCAGCCACGGCCGACCATCGCAAAAAACGACGCGACCTGGTTCGCGAACTTGAACGTGTCGGCCCACGATAGGCCAACTTCCGAGACATACTGCCAAACCGCCGAAAGGTTCGAGATCAGCCAGTCGCCGATCGTTGCCAGGAACCGGGCCCCCTGAAGAATGCCGTCGCCGATCGCCTGGCCGATGTTGGCCCCGCCGATGGATCCGACGAGGTTTGTAAACGTGTCGGCGATCGCCGTCACCGCAGGGGCGAGGTAGGCCGTCACCTGTTGAACGATCCCGTTGATCGCCTGGCCGGCAAGCGTCCAGGCGTCGTTCATAGCCTCCACGTCCTGGCCCTGGGCGGTCGTAAGCGCGAGCCCGAGCCGCTCGGCCTGCTCGCGGGCCTCGCGAATGCCGTCGGCCCCGCCGGCGAACAGCGGGAGCAGCTCGGCCCCGGCCCGGCCGAAGAGCTGGGTTGCCGCGGCCGCCCGCTGGGCCTCGTTCGGGAGGGCTCCGATCGCGGCGGCAATCGCCTCGAACCGATCGGCCGCCCCCATGCCGGCCAGTTGATCCATCGACAGGCCCAGGGTCGCGAACGCGGCCTGGGCGACCTTCGATCCTTGCTGCGCCTTGACGAACGCGATGTCGGCCTTCGTGGCGGCCTTGGCGACCGTGTCCATCCCGACGCCGGCCAGGTCGCCGGCGAGCGCGAGGCCCGCGAACTCGCCGTATGCCATGCCCGTTCGGGCCGCCAGTTTCGAGGTTGAGTCGACCACGTCGGCCTGGGCCTGGCCCATGGCGATCAGCGAGCGGATATACCCGCCGGCCGCAGTCGCGACCCCGGAGAAAAACTGGACCCCCTGAATCGCGACGAGGGCCGACATTCCGGAGCGGAGCGACGCCACGCTCGACTCCATCTTCCGCATGGACGCGGCGGCGGAGTTTACGCCGGAGGTGAGCCCCGACGAGTTCGCCGTGAAGACCGCCCGGACTTTGCCGATCGTCGCCATGTCTTTTTCGTCGTCTCTTTCATGCCCGGGAGCGACGCGAGTCGGTCCGCGAGTTCGTCGTCGGAGAGTGGAACCTTCGACCGCAGCTCGTCGCCCGGCCGGTAGGTGATCAGAAACCGCTCCTCGTCATGTTTGTCGTATTTGCCCGTCAGGCCCGCCCGGATGAGGCTCGTCATCCGACCTGCCATGAGCCAGGGTTGCCCCCAAGGCTCGAGCAGGTAGAACGCAAACCACGTTTTCAGTTGCCGATGGGAGATCCTTCGCTTGAAGGCCTCCACGTCGGGCTCCTGCATCGCCAGGGCCAGCCTGTAGGTGAACAGTTCCCACGGCTGGCCCCTTAGTTTTTTTGTATCTCCTGTATCTCGTCGTTCGTGCCGCCGTTGACCAGCGGCAGGCAAAATGCGGCGATCTCGTCGATCGCTCCAGCGTCGCCGTCGGCGAGGGCCTGGAGGGCCTCGTCGTCCTGCGGGACGATCCGCTCGCCCTGGTCGTCGCAGAGCATGATCTGGCAGAGACGCGCAGAGAACGGGACCGACTGGTCCTTATGTCTCGCGCAGTAGACCCGCCACTCGTCCACGTCGGCGGAGGACGGGTCGCGGACGAACACCTTCCGCCCGCTCCAGGCCTTGACGTTGTATTCGAGGGCCGGCTTCCGCTCGGCAAGCTTCAGGAGTTCGTCGAAGGTGCAAACAGCGGTCACGCGATCGCTCCGGTGAGTTGAAAGGTGGCGGTCCCGGTCGTGTATTGGTTGGGGCGTCCCGAATAGTTCCAGGCCGTCAGAATGGCCTCGCCGGACATACTGTTCCCCTGGTTGTTGAACTCCAGCCAGCCCTTCCGGCCGCAGTCGTACGGCGTGAACGACGGCGTACCCCAGAACGTAATCGACACGGAGGGCGGTTCAATCGACGAGCAGTCGTACCACCGCACGACGCGAGAGTTCCATCCCTCGCCGATCACCTGGGAGTTCACGTTCGTCGAGTCGATGAGCTGGCCGGCCTTCGCGTCAATGTCGAAGCCGGTCAGGTATCCAATCTCGACGCCGTCGAATGCGACGTAGGTACTATGCGAACTTACGACGCCGGGCATGATGGACCCCGCGTCAGGCTGCCGCGATCACTTCTTCGAACGTCGCGGTTCCTTCGACGTAGGAGTTCGTTTTCAGCGCGACCGTCCCGGCCGTGCAGAGATACGTCCCGGTCTTGCCGTCGCAGGTTAGCGTGGCCTCGGTCCCGGCCTCGATCTCGGTCCCTTCGCTCTTATAGGTGATCGAGAACTTTTTCGGATCTTGGCGGGGCTTCAGCGGAGCCGAAACCATGACCATTTCGGCGTCGTCGGCGAGGTCGAGCGTCGACATATCGACCAGCTCGCGAGCGGGGGCGCTCGTCTCATAGCTGATGTCGATGCATTTGAACTCGTCTCCGTCCCAGGTGAACGTCGTTCCCTGACTGGACCGGAATGGCATGGCTAGTCGCTCCTATGCGGTGTCCGGTTGATTCTAGTTTTGTGCCGGCGTGGAGAATCTCACTCCGACCAGCGGATCTCGACCGCCATCTCCACGACGAACGTGGGCACGTCCCGGCCGTCGAACATGACCGGGTCGGAATCCTGCTCGGCGGTCACCAGGCAGGACTCGATCGTGGTCCCTTCGTGGGCTCCGGCGAACCCGTGGATCGCGGCCGATATGGCGGCGGCCCGCTGCCAGACCGAAACGTAGTCGTCGTCGTAGACCTCGATCCCGATGGTCGCCACGGGCGGGAGGGTCGTGCCGGTCGCCGGATCGTCCAGGTAGTCGGAAACGAGCTGCTCGCGCGAGGTCCCGGTCCGGTTGTAGATCACATAGGGGGGCGCGAGGCCCTCGGGGACCATGAGCGGGTGCGCCTCGCACTCGGCGGCGGCCTCGATCGCGGAGCGGAGCCAAATCTGCGGAGCGCGTGCCATATCGCCTTCTGAGACTCGGGGCCGTACTTGTAGCCCAGGCCGGCGAACGCGGCCCCGTCGCGGTTGCGGCCGATCCACTTCGCCTTCACCATGACCGACTTCCGCAGGGCCCCCGTCGACCGCTTCGCGCCCTTCGCCTTCCGGCCGCGCTTCGTGTTCAGGGGCGGCGTGTTCTTCCGCAGGAGCTGGGGCCCCTTCGCGTCGCGGATCGACTTCCGCATCGCGGCGAGCAGATGCTTTTTCCCGATGTGTGCGGGCAGCTCGCGGAACCGGCCGGCGATTGCCCGGCTTTCCCCGAGGAGTTCCTCCCAGTTGACGTTAAGGCCGATCACGACGCCTGCTCCTCCACGGTCAGCTCGAGGTCTTCGCGGTTGCCTTGCTCGACGACGGCCGAGATATACAGGAGCCGGTCGTCCCGCGAGATCCAGCGGAGCCGCATCTCGCCCGTGATGTCGTTCCGGAATCGCGTATAGACCGTGGCGGAGATCCCGCCGCCGATCTGCCCGCGGCGACTCTGTTCGGAGTAGGAGGTCGCCTCGTACGACCCGTAGATCCTCGCGACCTCGCCCCAGGTCTCGACCGTTCCGCCGGCCGCGTTCCGCGTCCGCGTCGGAGCCTCGACCGCGAATACCTCGCGATATGTCCCGGCCGCCCGGCGGACCATCACCAGGCCCCCGACCAGCTCGAGGCCGCGAGCAGGGTCTCGAATCCCTGCGGCAGCTCGGCCGACGGGCCGTCCGCGAGGACCGCCCGGTTCTCGAACGCGTGGGTGACGTACATAAGGACGGCCGACCGGAGCGTGGGCTCGATCAGGCTCCCGAGTCCTCGTCCACCAGGACGGGCGGGGCCGGCAGGTCGAGGACCGGCGGGGCGACGTGCCAGGTCGCCCGGTACTGGGTCGCCAGCATGGTGATTCCGAGCCGCCGCTCGATCAGCCGGCGGCCGGTCGCGATCGCCCGCAGGAGCAGGGCGTCGAACTCGACCTGGTCTGGCATGAGCCCGACTTGCTGGCGGGCCTCCGTGAGCGTCACCGGCTCGACCGTCGGCCACTCGAGGACTTTGATTGTGTCGGGCTTCACTGCGGGCCTCCTCGCGTCTCGACCTTCGCCCGGGACTCCACGGCCCGTTCCGCGGCCTGGGCCGGGAGGAACGTCGTCTGGCCTTCGGTGACCGCGATCCCGTCGGCCCGAAGCGTCTGGGCCAGGCTGGGCGTCGCGTGGATCACCTGGCCGGGCCGGTAGCCCCGGTAGGCCTTCAGGAGTCGGAGGGCTTCCATGGGGCTCCTATATGCGGACGGCCGGGGCCGGCATCCTTGCCAGCCCCGGCCGTTATCGTGTCGGGGTCGCGGGCTGAGTCAATCAGTCGATGATCAGCTTGGCGACGAACTCGGGGCCGTGGTTGGCGATGCCGACCCGCTGCTTCGCGACGAAGACCGTCCGGTCGTTCAGGGCGTGCAGCTCGCGGAGGGCTTCGATCCGGAGGCCCGAGGCCTTCACCGCGACGGCGGTCGCCATCGAGAAGTCGCCGTAAAGGGCGAGCGTCCCGGCGGGAAGGCCGTTGGTGACGTAGACCGGGCGACCGTACACGGTCGGGTTCATCGCGTCGGCGAGCATCACCGCCCCGGTGTTCGCGTGGGCGGCGAGCAGCGCTCCGAACCCGGCCGGGCTCACCACCCAGGCCGTGTTCATGGCGAGCGGGTCGACGTAGCCGACCAGCTCGGCCAGCTCCGAAGCCGTGGTGTCCTTCGCCGCGGCGACCGCGACGGAGTTGGTCACCTCGCCGACGAGGCCGTCGATCCCGGCGGTCTCGTCGCCCTGAAGCCAGGCGTTGTCGATCTTCGAGGCGAACGCGTTCCCCGTGTTCGTGGTGAACAGCGAGGCCACGTCGACCACGGAGTCCTCGATGAGGTCGTTCGAAATACTGGTCGCCTTCCGGAGGCCGAAGAGCGTCACGTCGACGCCGCTGGTCGCGAGGTCGGCGGGGGTCACCGAGGCGGTCTCCGCGTAGAACGACGCGGCACCTTCGGCGACCTTCGGGAGCGTGAGCTTCTTCGCGATCGTGTTGAATACGGCCGCGACCCGGAGGCCGACCGACTGGCGGTTCAGGACGTTGATGATCGACCCGTACAGCTCGGACGGAGCGGTCAGCTCCGCGCCCAGCTCGTCGTAGGTCGGGCTCGTCTCGCCCATGGCCCGGACTTCGCCGCGGGCCAGGCCGCGGAGATACTGGCCGGCCACCGCGGCGGCCTCGCCGTTCTCGTAGCCCTGGACGCCGCCGGCCCGAACGTGGATGGCCGGGGCCTTCCGGACCGGGGCCGGCTTCGCGTCGGAATCGCTAGAGCGAACCTCGCGGAGGCTTGCGATCTTCGCGTCGAGTTCCTGCTCCCGGCGGGCCTCGGTCGTGATCTGGTCGGCCCGCTTCGTCGCGGCCTCGATCCGCTCGTTGACGCTCTTCGCCTCGTTCTCGTCGGCGGTCTGCATGGACCGGAGGGTCTCGATCTCGTTCGCGACGGTAACGGACTCGTCCTGGAGCTGGCGGAGGCGAGGCGAGGGCATGGTTAGTTCCTGTGCTGGAGTTGTTGACCTACACACGAAACTACGCGCCAACCGCTCGGGAGAATCTTTCGGCGTGTCCTACCGTAGGACGAATGTCAGCGCTTCGCCGGCTGGCAGGTCCCGGTCGTGCAGGCCGTCGAGCCCTTCGCCCGCTCGGCCTCGCATCGTTTGCACTGACACTGGCATCGCTGCTCGATCCGCCCGTCGGGCTTCCAGATCCCACGAACACAGGTCGCCCCGCAGTCGCACGCCGTCGGGGCCGGGCCCGGCGGGGCCGGCGTGTCGGCGAGCATCGACGCGCGAGCCGCGGCGACGGCGGCCGCCGCCTTCGGGGCCTCGAGGTCGACGGCCTTCGGGTCGGCCGACAGCCAGACCAGGAAAGCCACGAACGCGTTCCACAGTTGCGACATTACCACCCCCTCGCGTGGTCGACGATCGGATACCCGTCGTCGCCGATCCTGGCGGCCCGGGCGACGTGGTGGTCCGGTTGCTGGACCTCGGGCGGACGCTCCGCGAGCAGGGCAAACCAGAGGAGGTTTTTCGCGGCGCGAGCAAACCACCGGGCCACCGGCCTCGAGGTCTCGGGCG